CCTTTCCTTAGGTGGGTGGAAGCCCAACCGATTAGCAATAATCGGCTTGGCTTCCAAGTCCCAATTGCGAGTTCAAAATTAGATAAGGACAGGGTCCTCACCCGCAGTCAAACTCGCAAACCTGCTATATGGAATATAGTAGGCCTGGACCCCCTTCTTAGAAGGGGGTCATCCACCTCAGTTTTATGTCGACGACTGAGGGGCGTCCTTGACGCTGAAGATGCTTCTCATCAGCAAAGGGTTCATCCCCTTGCTTTAAGAAGAACTTTAGCAAGGCTCCGTAACCATCCACAGTAGATCGTGGAGGTTTCGACACAGCTATATATCCCCTAACTAAGGGTCTATGTAGTCGTGGACATTCTCTCTCACCCTGGTAGGGTAAGAAAGAATGCCGACCTAACAGGGGTGACGTTGGTTCGATAACTGGGTAGTAGGGAAGAACTTTCCCAATTATCTTATCCAAGTGTCGAGCGGTTTTCCACAATCCATTTGTGTAGAACAGATTGCGAAGTGCCACAAGACTTTGCACCTCTTCGACGTCATTGCGTGAAGATGGAAAAACTCGGCGAACCTTGACTGTTGTAACGTCCTGGCCGCCGTAGTAATCTCCACCACAAGATTCTCGGAATTTCCCATTCCAAAAACTCTTGTTGACATTGATCTTGAAGCCGAATAGCTCCAAGGCGTCAATCACGCTGCGCACATAGTTTTCAGGGACAATGATATCGTCTCCGAAAACACGTACCAACCCGTTGTGACTTTTTACGTCTCGGCGGGTGAGTGGGCGCTTAAGCTCCTGCTCTATTCCGAAATAGACGACAGTCAGAAAGACCATCGCCTCTACGGGAAAGCATAAAGCTGAACCCATAGACGCGTATTTGACTAAGGGGATAACCCCATAGCCATCTACAAGGGCCTTCTCTGACCTTGTCACCATCAAGGCCTCTTGTAAAAGAGGCCAATTTAGTGTTAGGTCAGATACATGTCCTTTGGAAACTCTATCGGAAGCTTCACTCAAATCGAGTGTAGCAAGTTTCCCATTTCGGGAACCCTCTCTGGCCATTTGCCGATTAGGCATCTGGTCGGAAAAGCCGATCTGCCCAGCGATTACGTTCGCTCGTGTATTTCTACCGATGCGATCGACTTCGAGGAGGCAGCTGAGATCACTGCTAAGAGCCTGCTGCATGTATTGCATGCAGGTTGGCTCAATAGCGATGATCCTAGGTGTTTTCAGCGTCTTAGGTACAAGTACAACCTTTACGGGTCGTTCTTGCCCAGGTTCGAGGAAATTAACGTCCTTGACAACTTCTTTATAGAAGCGCCAACTCGGAACAGCGTACTCCCCAAAAGGGAAGAGCTTCTCGAGACGGGACGTCCATTCACGCTGCTGAAACTTCGAGTTGCCTCGAAGTTTATCAGCCGTGGCTCCGGGGCCATGCCTCGGAACCAACACTTCTTCGTTGAGTCTATTTTCCAACTCCGCGAAGACGTCAGTGAAGAGCAGGTCAGCAATTCTAGAGAAATCCTGTTTGGATTCCCCTGGAATTAACACAGCTGACTCAGTAATTTCCTTCTCACACTTGATGTACTGCGATATAGCTCGTCTGTTACGTGCATCGCTGCATGGCAACAGAATCTTTCCGAACATCGTTGTTAATTGACGTATCGCGAAGATGGATTCTATATCCGGATCATCAAGTAAGCAGCCACTGCTCGAGTCAAAAACTTGACTCAGGAAACCCTCCAGGAAAACTGGAAGGGGCCCTTTGCTTCGATGGAAACCATCGAAGTAACTGGAGTCAACCAGCCCAGTGTCAAGACTTCTTTCGAAGTCTTTAGCAAAAGCTGGAAGGGTGATTGTCAGAAAAGACAATCCCTCGTTTTTGATACGACTAGAGACAGTTTGATAGTCTCTAGTGGCACTTGTGTGACATATAGCAGACATTTCGTCTGCTACTGCTCGCCAGAGAATTTTTAGGCTTTTCATCCTACCTCAATTCAAAATCGGGGTAATGGATCCAAAGCTGTTCTCGCCCGCATTAGGTCATTAATTATCGTCAAGCATATCGGCGATAATAGTATGAACTAACCTATCCAATTCGCCACTCAGCATAGCTGAGATAGCAAATCGGCTAAAACACCTAACGCCCAATAAAGAACTGAAAATCTCGCAAAACAAAGCGTGATAGGGAATTTCTTCCCCCGGCGGCGAACCCTCTTCCGAGTGTTCATCGTCGCCAGCCCTCTCTCGAGGGCCGGTCAGTTCTCGCCACCCAGAAGCTGGGTGACCCTGGCGCCCGACGAGGCAGTGAGGTACGCAGTAAGCGCATCCACAATCTGCTTCTGTTCCGCAACGGTATAACCCGTTTCCGGAATATCGACAACAAGATAAGCACTCATAGAGTACTTAACATTGTCAGACGTGAAAACGTCCGCAGCAATCTTGCTGTGATCGAGTCGGAGCTGTCGTCTTGTCCGCTTGCCATATTGATGGCTAACGGATAGTGCGACGGTGGTGTCGTCCTTCTGGAAGGCACCAGTGTTTACTCCCGAGGAAATCCTCGGAAGTGAGTTTGCGACCGCGTTAATGGTCACAGACTGCGGGTCGGCAAAAGCCACAGCAGTTCTCCTTTAAGGGGATGATGTAAACATCATCATGGTTGGAAAATCCATGCGAAAGCATGAACCAACTAGCTTCACTGCTTAAGTTCGGCCTAAGCCGAGAGCTGCAATGATTGCGAGCTGTCTAGCTGATAAAGTAGACAGCGTGACACCAAAGCCATACGGAGATGAAGGGATACGCTTCGCCCTCTTTTGTATTCGAGTGCGAGTCGTAGTGGCACTAGCAGAAGGTATGCTAGCTAGACGTGCCACCGTATACGTTTTGACGGTTTCTTCCGCCATCTGGTATCCGTATTGCATCAACAAGCCGTCTTGACCAATGTTACTAACATTGGTCATTAGATCGCCAGTATTGGCGAACCAATCAGCGGCCCAAGTCCACGGGTTAAGATTCCAAACGGTATCGGGTGTCAATCCGACTCCTAGAATCTTCCTGGCGTGCGAATGCCAGGCTGCCATCTTTCCATCGAAACCCTTTGGTTCAGGAATGTAATACTTAAAACATCCCTTGAACCATTCTTTACGGGTTCTGTACTGGACGGTAGTACCTGTGAGAAACCCTTTGGTGAATATCGAAGGCACTGGATTATGAAGATTATTCAGTGACTGCGATACGCAATCCTCAGGGAAGTGATACCCTACACGAGTTTTTTGCCCGGAACCCTATTTATAGGCGTTCCAGATCTCGGCGGATTCATTTAC